GGTATTGGAAGCACTTAGAAAGCAAAAGGGACAACAAGAGGTTGTAGAGGAACTAGCAGATATTATTATCCGTGTGGTTGACCTATATCAAGGATTAGTAATGGCTGGAGAAGCCAAAGACTCCCTAGAAGATGTGGTTACAAAGAAGACAATCATTAATAGCCAACGTCCAAAAATGCATGGCGTATTGGGATGATATAATAGATGCTTACAAAAGATAATGGAGAAATAATGACAACGACAATTGATGATATTCTATCAAGGCTAGACCCAAAAACAAGAAAGCGTGTACAACAAGCAACTGAAGTTGAGATTGAAAGGCAACCAACACCAAGCCTAAGTCTTAATGTTGGGCTAAAGGGAGGTCTTGCTTATGGTCGTCAAGTTCTTATTTGGGGAAACAAGTCTGCAGGTAAATCATCTTTCTGTTTGCAAATGATTGCAGATGCACAAAAAAATGGAAAGACATGTGCCTGGATTGACTCTGAGCAATCTTATTCACCAGAGTGGGCTACAAAGCTAGGTGTTGATTCAGAAAAGCTTATTTATTCTCCTGCTAAAACAATTAACGATATGGTTGATGTTGCAGTAGACTTGATGGATGCAGGTGTAGACATTATTGTTGTAGACTCTATCTCAGCACTGCTACCTGCAATCTACTTTGAAAAAGATGGCAACGAGCTAAAAGAGTTGCAGGATACTAAGCAGATTGGTGCAGAAGCAAAGGACATGACACATGCAGTTAAGATGCTTAACTATGCAAACAAAAACACACTGCTTGTTTTAATCTCACAACAGCGTAACAGTTTTGGTGGAATGCATGCTACACATATTCCTACTGGTGGTATGGCTGTTAAGTTTTTCTCAAGCACTATTGTGAAGTTGTGGTCAAGTGAGTCAGAAGCAAGCTCAATTAAGGATAAGATTACGGTTGGTGACAGACTGATTGAACAAAAGGTTGGTCGCCCAGTAAACTGGACAATTGATTACAACAAGACTGGACCACAGTTTATTGGTGGATCCTATGATTTTTATTTCCAAGGTGATCACGTTGGCGTAGATACTATTGCAGACCTCGTTGACACAGCAGAGCTTATGGGAATTATTGAGCGTGGTGGTGCCTGGTATACAGTTCTAGATCAGCGTCTTCAAGGAAGATCAAAGGTAGTAGAATACGTCAGAGAAAACAAAGAGGTATTTGACACCCTAGAGAGTCTGGTATACTCTAAGTTATGATAGATCCAAAAGATTTTGTTTCTGGAAATAAAAAAGAACCAGAGCCAGAAAACCAACTAGAAAGTATTAGGGGTAGCTTTGTTTGCCAAGAGTGCTTGGAAACAGTAAGAGATGCCCTCTTTGATGAAGATGCTATGTCTTTATACTACACATGCTTACAGGGTCATAAAAATGAGGCAACCCTATGAGTGAGCGTGGAGAGTTAAAAAGAATAGGTGCAAAAGCACACAAAAACTCTGGTCGTGGTCAATACCAAAAGGCTGACGGATCAACTGATGAGTTTGTTGTAGATGTAAAAGAGGCAGGTAAAAGCTTTACTTTGAACCAAGAGGTTTGGGCTAAGATTGTTACAGACACTCTTAAAACAGATAAGAATAAGTATCCTGCTTTATTGTTAGCAATAGGTGAGACACAAAAAATAAGATTGGCAGTGATTGAATGGGCTGCACTAGAAGATTTAATGGAGAGAGCAAATGGAATCAACACTTGAGTTTATTAACCAGATAACAGAGTTTAACGATCTTCATGAGTTTATGGCAGACCCAGAACTTGATGAAGCACTAGCATTGATTGTTAAGATTATGATGAAGCCAGATATTCCATCTGTTCAGGCAGTTGCTCTTATTGGAAAGCTTCAAGCAATGTCTGCTAAGTTTGCTATCCTTGCTACATACTATACAACAATTGCAAAAGGTCCTTCGGGAAGCACCAACAACACAAAAAAGAACGTGTACTACACAATGAAAGAATCAATAGACAAAATCGTAGATGCCTTAAAGTATCTTGCACGATACAACTTAGGAGCATAAATGGCTAAAAACTTAATAAACACATTAGTAACAAAACCAAGAGATACCAAACTGGATGCAAAAAAATATCGTCTTGCGTTAGGTAAGGCATATCTAGCAGGTAAGAATGGTATTCAGTTTACAACAAAGAAAACTTTTTCACCTTCCACCGTTGGTTATGGATATGGAACATGCCCAAGATACTGGAATCTTGCGTTTAGCGGTGTAGACTTTAAGAATAGTTTTAATGCTCAGGGTATGGCTGCAATGAATGCAGGTACACAGGCACATGATCGTATTCAAGCTGCAATGGGTAAAATGGAATATGGAAAGTTAGTAGAACTAGAACGTGAAGTAAAAGTATCTGACCCACCTATTCGTGGTTTTGCGGATGCAATTATTGAGATTGACGGTGAAGAAATCGTTGGTGAAATCAAAACAGTTAAGTCTGAAGGTTTTGATATTCGTAAAGATACTTCAACTGGTGCAGATAGTCACGTTGTTCAACTTCTTATTTATATGAAAGCTATGAATATGAGTGAGGGTTTCTTTCTTTATGAAAATAAAAATAGCCATGAGATTGCTTGTATCCCAATTGTAATGTCTGAGGCAAATGAAAAATATGCAGACTACATTTTTGATTGGATGAGAGAAGTGTATGCTGCTTGGCAAGAAAAGAAAAACATTAAGCGTCCATTTAAACAAACAGATACAAAATGTAACTATTGTCCTATTAAGGCTGCTTGCTGGGATATGCCAGATGGTAGAACAAAAATTGAACCACTAGAGGTTAGGTCGTTTTGAAAGAATGCGTAGAATGTAAAAATCTATTTAGCTTTAAAACACATAACCAAAAGTATTGTTCTAAAGAATGTTGTAGGATTGCCACTAATAAAAAAATTATGGACAAGTATTACATTAAAAAACAAAGACTTGCAGGAGCCACTAGGCTTTGTGTAAAGTGCAACAACCAACTAAGTAGATATAATTCAGATAGTAAGTGTACTATGTGTCAAGAAATTGAAAGAAAAAATAAAGCAAATATTGCGAAAGGTAATATACAAGATGTCATTAGCAAGCTTGGCAAAGCCAAAAGCAGGTAGAGTTTTAGGTATTGATGCCTCAACAGCATCAATTGCTTTCTGTTTATTTGAAGACGGTGTACCAGTAAAGTATGGTAAGTTTCCTTTAGAGGGTGCAGACATATATGAAAAGGTTGCTGATGCTGGAAAGAAAACAAAGATTGCTTCTAATTTCCTAAAGCCAGACTATGTTGCCATTGAGTCTGCAATTATGGTTAAGTCTGCAGATGCAGGTTTAAAGATTGCAATGATTGTTGGTGCAGCACTTTCTGTGTTGCTAAAGCCAGGAGTTAAAACGGTTTCTATTGCACCTATACAATGGCAAGCATTTATTGGAAATAAAAATCCAACTAAAGCAGATAAGGCAGCACTAGAAAAAGAAATACCTGGAAAGTCTGTAACTTGGTACAAGGGTGAAATGAGAAATAGGAGAAAGCAAAAGACTATGGATTTTTTCAACAACACCTTTGGTACAGACATTAAAGACAATGATGTTGGCGATGCTTGTGGTATTGCCTACTATGCATACAAGAATTTAACGGAGAGATAATGAGTAAACTATATCAGTCAAAAGCTTGGCTAACAAAAAGATACCTGATTGACAGAAAGACTATTGAAGAGATTTCAAAAGAATGTGCAACAAGCCATCAAACTATCTATAGATACCTTGTGCAGTTTGATCTAATTAGGAGCCAGAGAACGTGGAAAAAAAGATAAAGATTAATTTTACTGGAGTTTCTTTAGATTCAGATTACTCGAAACAAGATACTGGCTATTCCACTGCAGGTAAAAACATTTATGATACCTTAGCAAAATATGACTTTCAAATGTCAAACTTTGATATCTGGTCTGAGATTAATCTTTCATTTGCAAACCCCACGATGCATATTATGTTCAGTGGTATGCATAATATTTTATATTCTGCACATGAGACTAGCGAGATATCAGATTACTGGGTTGAATGCTTGAGTAAGGGAGATGAGATTTGGGCTACATCAACTTGGACAGCAGATGTTTATCGTAAAAGAATCAATAAGCCTATTCATGTTGTGCCTCACGGAGTATCTGGAAGTTTTGTTCCAGGAAAAAGAAAGTTGCAGGACAATAAGTTTATATTCTTACATGTAGGGGAGCCCTATGTTCGTAAGGGTGGTCAAGCTGTTGTTGAGGCATTTTTGCAGGAGTTTGAAGGTAACGAAGATGTTATTTTGCTTATTAAGTCCTACGATCATGGTCACACTATACTTATCCCAGATGATACAGGTAAGCTAGTAGAGCCACAAACTATTCATAAAAACATAAAAACTATAAGCAAGTCCACAACATTTAATGAATATTTGAAGATACTTCATAACACTCACTGCCTAGTTTATCCAACTTGGGGTGAGGGTTTTGGAATGATACCTTTGGAGGCTATGGCAAGTGGTATGCCAGTAATATCTACTTGGGAGTGGGCGGAATACAAAGATGATATCAGATACAAGATTGAAAGTGACTTGTCACCAGTACCAGAAAGAATACCTGAGTACTTAAAGGAATCATATTTAGGAGAAATATATCTTCCTAGAATTGAATCTATACGCTATAATATGAGACAGGTATATGATAACTATGAACAGGCATTTGAGGATGCTTGGACAGACTCATTTAAAATACATAGAAACTGGAACTGGGAACAGGTAATAGAAACTTATGCTGTACCAAAACTTAAAGAGATATACGGAGAATTAAATGCACGAGTATAAGAATGATGAACTTGGCTATCTAAATGGAGTTTTGGATTTAGCCTTAGAAGCACCAGCAGGTCCAGAGATATTTAAGGCTTGCCTTGAGATTACAGAAATGCTGCTTAAAAAGAATGTGGCATATGGAAACTCTGCCCTTAATCCTATTAGAATATTTAGTGATGCAGATGACATAGAGCAGATTAATGTCCGTATTGATGATAAACTTAATAGAATTAAAAATAAGAAGGTTTTTGCAGGAGACAACGACATTGATGATCTTATTGGATACCTGCTCCTTCTTAAAGCAAAGAAGGGTGGTATTAATTAATGCCAACATATGAATACACCTGTTTGACTTGTGATAGCACTATTGACAAGCCAAACGTACCAGTTGATGATAGAGATCATCAGCAGTGTGAGGGATGTGGAAATGTTTTAACTAGAAGTTGGACTATTGGTAATGTGGCTGTATGGGCACCAACATCTGGTGGATACCGCTAAATGGCTAAAAAACAGACACAGATCAAATATAACCCACTTTGGGACGTTAAGCATGAATATACACACGGCAAAGATGTAATTGTCCCAGGGACATTAGTTAAAATAAAGAATGTTCGTGGAGAGTTTAAGTTCCAAAAGTATGTAAAGAACATAGACTCTGGAATGGAATGGGTTGATGTTATTGGTCAAACTGGCTATAGATCCTTTTATGTATATGATTTAAAGGGTATAATTAAGCCTAAGAAGAAAAGGATTAATAATGTCAGAGCTGGAACTAGCTGATCGCTGGGAAAACATAAACAAGGTTGCTGAGGAGTTTCTAAAGGGAAATACCAACCCTACCCTCATTGCCAAAGCCTTGGACATGAAGCGGATAGATGTTATTGACTATCTTGATGAATGGCGAATGGTTGTCCGTAGTGACAAGCAGGTTCAGATAAGAGCTCGTGAAGCACTTGTTGGAGCAGACCAACACTACTCAATGTTAATTAAAGAAGCTTGGGAAGTTGTAAATGAGGCTGGAAACACCAGTCAGCTTTCACAGAAAACTGCAGCACTAAAACTTATTTCAGATGTGCAACAGAAACAGATTGACATGCTGCAAAAAGCAGGTATGCTAGATAACCATGAGATGGCTGAAAAGATTTTGGAAACAGAAACAAGACAAGAAGTTATTGTTGGTGTAATCAGAGAAGTAGTTTCTGATTGTGATCATTGCCGTATTGAAGTTGCAGAAAGATTAGCAAAGATAAGCGATAAAGCAGAGGCAATCTAATGTTTGAGGATATGCTAGACCTTCTCGGTGGTGACGAGTTTGAAGAGAAGCCAGTAACCCTAGAAGAGTTTGTAACAAGTGAAGACTATCTTGGTCTACCTCCACTTTCAGAATATCAATACACTTCTATTCGTGCAATGACTCAAGTTTATAAAGAGTCAACCCTTATAAATATTTATGGTGAAGAAGAGGGTAAAAAGAAATGGAAACAAACTTGTAATGAAGTAATCTTACAACTTGGTAAAGGTTCTGGAAAAGACTATATGTCTACCATCTCTGTGGCTTACATTGTTTATTTGCTTTTGTGTTTGAAAGACCCTGCAAAATATTATGGGAAACCTCCAGGTGACTCTATTGATATTCTTAATATTGCTATTAACGCTGAACAAGCAAAGAATGTTTTCTTCAAGGGATTTAAAACCCGTATTGAAAAGTCACCTTGGTTTGTT